AAGGGCTCGGGCGGGATCTTTGGTATCCGGAACCGTCTCTACAAAGAGGTCGGTCTGTTCGAACCCGTCTTGATGCCGGAGGGTGTAGGGGTTGTGGGCCAGGAAGTGGAGAAGGGGGAGACTCCGGTTGGCTTGCCTCCAGAGGGGGAGGGCACGTCGAAGACTATCTTCGGGCCCCTCCTGAGTCCGCCTCTCAACCCGTATGCTCTGATTTCCACCTGGGAAAACTCTCTGGCCCTCCAGGCCTGTGTCGAGGCTATGGTCCAGAATGTCCACGGATTCGGGTACATCTTTGCCCCGGTGATCGATTTCACATCAGAGGATACGGACGAGAAGATTCGCCAGATCATCGTCGAGGAACGTCTGACAGCGTTGGAGACGGAGGAGACTGAGGAGGAGGCAGAGGAGAAAGCTGCCGCGTTGGGGAGCGGGGTGTCCGTGGCGAAGACCACGAAGGCCCTGATTGCAAAGTTGGAGGGGCGGCGCAAGGCGGAGGGGGAGGGGGCTCCGGGCCCGGTGGACGAGGCGGCTCTTGACCCCGAGAAGATTTCGGATGCGGAGGTCGAGGCGAAGAAGAAGGAACTGATGCAGGCCGCGGAGAAGGAGCGGCAGATCCTCAAGAACTTTTTCGCCTTCGTCTCCCCGGATTGCTCCTTCGTCCGGCTCCGTAAGGACATGGCCCGGGACCTGGAGATCACGGGGAATGGCTACTGGGAGTGTCTCACGACAATGGACGGGTCTCTTCTTGGGTTCGCCCGTGGGGAGGCGGAGATGTTTCGCATCTCCCGTCGGGAGAAGACCGAGATCGAGTACGAGGTTCAGGAGAGGACTGGTACTCTCCGATTCCAGACCCGGATGCTCCGGCGGCGGTTTCGCCGCTATGCCCAGATCGACCCGGAGACGAACAAGGCCGTCTGGTTCAAGGAGTTCCTTGACCCTCGGGCCATCGACCGGACGACGGGGAAGACGGAGGAGGAACTGGGGCGGGAGATTCTCCCGGAAGATGCGGCCAACTCGGTCATCCACTTCAAGCTCTTTTCTAAAGGGACCCCCTACGGGATGCCCCGGTGGATCGGGGCCCTCCTCTGCGCGCTCGGTTCCCGTCAGGCGGAGGAGATCAACTACGAGTATTTCGACAACAAGACTCTGCCCCCATTCGTGATCCTGGTCTCCGGGGGGCGGCTGGCCCCGGGGGATGAGGAGAAGCTCAAGACATACATCGAGAATCATGTCCGGGGGAAGGACAAGTTCTGGCGCGGGCTCGTGATCCAGGGGGTGCCGGATCAGCCGCAGCGGGGGACGACGGCGGCTGGGCACGTCCGCATCCACATCATGCCTCTCACGCAGTACCAGCAGAAGGACGCTCTGTTTCAGACCTACGACGAGAGGAATATCGAGAAAATCAGGATCGCTTTTCGGTTGCCGCCCATGTTCATCGGGCTCACCAAGGACTACAACCGGGCGACGTCCGAGGTGGCAAAGGAGGTTGGGGAGGAGCAGGTCTTTGGACCCGAACGGCAGGAGTTCGATGACTTTCTCAACCGTTTCATCTTGCCGTCCCTCGGGATTCGTCTGTGGACCTTCCGATCCAGATCGGTTCCGATCAAGAGCCCGTTCGATCTCGCCGCCATCGTGAAGGATCTCGTGGCGCAGAACATCCTCCAGCCTGCGGAGGCCCGTAGGATTGTGGAAGAGGGTCTGCAAATGGACTTGGAGCCGATGCCTCGGATTGTCGGGAAGGTGCCTCCGGATATTCTCCGGGCCCTGGCGACAGTCATGGGGCCCTCTATTCTGCTCGCCTTCGGGTTGGAGGAGGAGGACTTGGATGAGGTCCTTACCGGAGGGGTAGGGACCGGCCCTCCAGGGGCTCCCCTGCTCCCCGAGGAGACGGAGAAGTGGACGGACGGGGGTATCCTCGTCAACCGGGCTTGGCTTCCCTTCCCCCGGGCGGACGATGCGGACGACGTTCGGAAGGCGAAGTACAATCGGATCGAGAGGTTCATCCGGGGGGTGGCCCGGCGGCTCTCGTCTGACGGTTCGGGGCTTCCTCCGGAGGAGATGGAGGAGTCAATCCTGGATGTAGAGGGGGCGGATGGGAGGACGGGGCCGACGCAATAGGCCAGGGTCCTGTGAGGGGGTGAACTCATTGTGGCGGACGCGAAGTACGAGGTCTTGGAGATCACGTTCCGGTTCAAGCCGGACTGGACGGAGTGTACGGTAGTCTGTGGCCCAGCGGATGACGGGACCCTCGGGATTCAGGGTTCGCACACCAAGGTCTATCCGAAGGGGGTGTCGGCTCTGGAGATTCTTTCGGGGGCAATCCGGCGGCAGGAATATCTCACGGATCCGGACTGGAAGTACGGCTAATCCGGGGTCTCCAAAAAGTTTTGGGAGAGGCCCATGCAGGTAAAGTTGGAGAAGGTAAAGGGTGGGGAGACCCGGGTGCTGGTCTCCATCAAAGACCTCCGGGAGGACCCGGCGAATGCTCGGATGCATCCTCCGAGGAACATGGAGGTCATCAAGGACTCCTTGAAGACCTATGGACAGCAGAAGCCCATCGTCGTGGACAAGTCGGGGATGGTCTTGGCCGGGAACGGGACGCTCCGGGCGGTGAAGGAACTCGGGTGGGAGGAGGTTTGGGTAGCCATCTCCGGTCTGGAGGGGATAGACCGGGTGGCCTATGCCATCGCGGACAACCGATCTGCGGAACTCGCCCGGTGGTACGACAAGGCGCTGGTCCGGCTCCTCCACTCGATGCAGGAGCAGACGGCGGGGCTGGTGACGGGCTTTTCCTCCGATGATCTCCAGAAACTCGTGTCGGCCCTTGGACCGCCGGGGGCTCTTCTGGACATCGGACAGGGGACGGGAGAAGAGGACCCGGCTCTTGCCGGGGGTCTTCCCGAAGGTCTTCAGGTTTCCCCTTCCCACGTCCGGATGGTGCAACTCTTTCTCACGACAGATACCTTCATGCAGTTTCAGGACATGGCCCGGGTTCTTGGCAGGGTCTATGGCACGGACAACGTGACGGATACTTGCATAGCGGCGCTGCGGAACGAGTTCCAGAGGGCGGGAGGCAATGGAGCAGGTGGCGAAAGTTCTCCAGCTTGAGAAGGTCCTATCTGACGACGAGGTAGACCGGCTCGCCGGGCAGTTTGTGGATGAGTCTCACTACGATGTCCTCGTGGACGAGCAGGCGGTCGTCTATAAGCCGGATGGCTCGGTTCTTCTAAAACTCTGCAAGAGAGTGATTCCGGCGGGGGTCTGCCGGAAGGTCTACCCCGTTCTCCGGAAGGCGGCGACGGAGACGGACAATCGGGGAATGGCCGGGGGGACGGGGCCGGTTGACCCTACTCGGATGGTGCCGGACGTGACCAAGGGGCCGGGAGGGGAGAAGCGGGTCATCATGGGCCAGCGCATCCTCCGGGGCGGGAGGCTCTCCAACACTCGGGAGACCATCCGCACGGTGGAGAGCGGAATCGTCGGCTACTTCGACCGCTACGCTCGGATTCCCTATTGTCGTCAGACGGCGTTCAACCTGAACCATCCGGAGAAGTTCCAGGCGATCTATCCCTACGTCCGGCTCGTGGACCGTGTCTTTCAGGAGCAGATGCCGGAGCGGTACGAGGCGCAGATGGGACTTGTCCGGCGGACGAGTCCTGATTTCCACATCAGTGGCACGGCGTTTACCACGATCACGGTCAACCGGAACTTCCGAACGGCGGTCCACAAGGACGTGGGAGACCTCTCCGAAGGGTTCGGGGTGATGACGGCATTCCGGTCCGGTGCTTTCGAGGGGTTCGCCCTGTGCTTTCCGAAGTACCGGGTGGCGGCGGTCATGCGGACTGGGGATGTTCTCCTGGCCGATGTGCATGAGTGGCATGGGAACACTCCGGTGATAGGGATGCCGGGGCGGTGGGAACGGGTCTCCTGCGTCTTCTACTACCGGCGCAAGATGGCGGAGTGCGGGACGGCGGTGGAGGAACTCGAACGGGCGAAGCGGAGGCAACGTGGGGACCCTCTCTACGCGAAGAAGTAGAGCAACGACGCCGGGTAGTAGACCAGGGCCCTCTGTAGGAGTCTCCGACGCAATAGGCCAGGGCCCTGTGGCGATCTCTCCCCGGGAGGCCTGGGCCGATGGACGGTCCTGGGGCTTCCATCGCGAGGAAGTCCATTGGGAAGACCACTTGCTGGATCTGACCCCGGTGGAGGAGATCGGGGACCTTCTCTTCAAGCGGGAGGACAAGTTTGCTCCCCTCGGGTATGGGGCGATCAACGGGTCTAAGCTCCGGCAATGCATCTGGCTGATTTGCGAGTACACGAAGACGCACCCGAATCCTGTAGGGGTCCTCTCCGGGGCTTCCGTGAAGTCGCCGCAACTCCCGATGGGAACGGCGGTGGCCCGGCACTTCGGGTTGGACAGCATTCATGTCATCGGCGGAACTTCGGAGAAGGCGGCGTGTCGAAGGGAGAACGTCGCCATTGCCACATGGCTCGGGGCCCGGTTCTTTCTCAATCCCATCGGCTACAACCCCGCTCTCCAGAGCCGGGTGCGGAAACTGCGGGAGAGCCGGAAGGAGCTTCGCGACTACTACATTCTGGAGTACGGAATCACGATAGACCGGGGGGCTTCGGATGAGCGGGTGGAAGCCTTTCACCGGCTTGGGGCGCAGCAGGTTCGGAACATTCCCAAGGACGTGGAGACACTCCTTCTCCCGGCGGGAAGCTGCAACAGTTGTGTCTCTATTCTCTATGGGACGTCTTTGTTCCCTCTCCCATCTCTCCGCAAGGTGGTCCTCTTCGGGATCGGGCCGAACCGTCTGGAGTGGATCGAGAATCGGCTGGCGACTATCGAGAAGGTTTCAGGCCGGGAGATCCTGGGGCAGTTCCGCCGGGAGTACCGCCATAATCCAGACGAGCAGCGGCAGTACGACCCCGGGGGTTCTCCTCCCTACACGCTGGTCCACCATGATCTCCACACGACAGGTTATGCCACCTACCAGGATGAGATGCCGTTCCGCTACGGCGGGGTTGAGTTGCACCCTACTTACGAGGGGAAGATTTTCCACTACATGAAGGACCATCCTGAGGAGTTCCAGCCGCTCATCCGCGGAAGGGCGCTGTTCTGGAACGTAGGCTCAAAGCCATGTCGTGAGGCAATGGCGATGGCTCTGGGTCAGGATCTCGGGCCGTTCCCCGACCGTGTCCGGAGGTATGAGTGAAGATCGGGCACGGAACTCCGGGGCGATACTGCGCGCTGGCGGGGATCCCAGAGGAATCTGATCTCCGGCAGGGCCTCGACTTCCGGCTTCCTCAGTATAGGCGCGAAGTGTTTCTTCGCTTCTACGAGTTCCACTTGAAGTACCGCTCGCATCCGGGATGTGTCTACTACCTCATGCCATATCTGGCCGAACGCTACGGATGGGACGAGGAGGCGCGGCTTTGGTTCGCCTTCATCAACGGGAACACGCAGAATCCTGTCACGAGCCTGATCATCTTCCGGAGGTTCCCGACGGTTCACGGGCTCTGTCTCGTGGCTTTGAAAGCATGGTGGCAGGAGTTCTCTCGGAGGCTGGCTTTCGACATCGACCGGCGCTATCACCGGACGAAGTTCGTGGAGGCGGTGGAGAGGTACCAAGGGCTTCTCCTCGGCGGGACGCAGCGGGGGTTCTTTCACCAGTTTCTTCGGGGCGACGATCTGGGGGAGAACTTTGCCCGGCTGTGGTGGGTGGTGCGGGAGTACTTCCTCTACTTCGGGCGGCTCTCTGCATTTTCGTATTTGGAGTACCTCCGAGTGATGGGGCTGCCTCTGGACTGCAACGACCTCTTCTTGGAAGACCTGTCCGGGTCGAAATCCCATCGGAACGGGCTTTGCAAGGTTCTGGGCCGGGACGATCTGGACTGGCATGAAGGGAATTCCACGGGCTTCGACGGCCACTACTCTCCGGCGGTCATGCGGTGGCTCAAGGCGGAGGCGGCAGGGCTCTTGAAGGAGGCCGGGGTTCGGCTGGTGGATCGGGACTTTTCAGGAGACGTTTCCTACTTCACGATGGAGTCGGCTCTCTGCACCTACAAGTCCTGGCACCGTCCGAACCGGAGGTATCCAAACGTCTACAACGATATGCTGCACGGCAGGATTCGGGTAGGAGAGGGTGCCTGGCCAGAGGAAGATCTAGCCATGTTCTGGGAGGCCCGGCGGGACCGACTTCCCGCGCATCTTCGGCTAGAGGACAATCCCGGGGATGTGGGGGTGAAGCCGGAGAAGCAGAATCACTATCTCCTGACCGGGGAGCCGGTGATGATGGATCAGGACTGGCCGTGTTTTCAGAATGGCTACAACGACCGAGTGCGGAAGGCGGGGTTGGACGGATCAATAGGCCAGGGCCCTGTGCGACAGGGAGCAGAAGTCGGGGTACGGGAATGCGTCTGATTGGGATCGGAGGGGAACCGGCAACGGGGAAGACGGCCCTGGTGAGCGGGGTGATGGCCCGGCTCGGGTACGGCGTCCCCTTCAAGGCCGGTCTCTGTCGGGGGACTTTCTTTCCCGAGGACAAGATCCACGTCATCGGGATCTACGACGGGAGTGTGTACCAGGGGACGGATCGTCTGAGCATGGCGGCGCAGCCGAGTGTTCTGGCCTGGATGCGTGCGGTGGTTTCTCTGGAGGACGTAGGTGACGGGCGGACGATCCTTTTCGAGGGGGACCGCTTGTTCAATGCTTCTCTGGTCCGGGAGACTGGCTTCTTCCATGTCCGACGGTTCTTTCTCTTATCCTCTTCGGACGAGGCCAAGGCTCTCCGCAGACAGGGTAGGGCGGACACGAAGGATGAGCGATTTCTCCGGTCCCGAGCCACGAAGTACGAGAACATGATTCAGGAGTTCCCCGGGCTGATCGAAGTCGTGCAGAACGAGACGACAGAGAATCTGGCTCTCCTTGTCGCCAAGGTTCTGGTCTTCTGCCGGGAGGGGGTCGCGTCGCCCGTCCCATAGTTCTGGATACCACGGGGCTCTCGGCGGCGCTGAAATACTTCCGGACTGTCGAGACCCGGGTGATTCATACAGCGATGATCATCCTTCGGGACGCGGAGGCGCAGCGCGTTCTCTCTGCTTTTTCCACTCTCCCCGTCCGGTGGTCGCCGTCCTTGTCCAAGGAGCAGATCA